TATTGTCACCAATCTTTGCAGATAGTGGAACCTGAACATTATGTCCAAGCACACCCATGATAACTGGTATTTGTTGTTCTTGCCCATCAAGGAAGAATCCAAATACCATCATACCTTGTCTAAGGTTTGATGTATGAGTGGCAGAGGTTTGTCCACCTCCACCAGTCACAGGGTACATGATTTGTGCCCAGGGCAGATCGTTGGAATCAATCTCTTCTTCACCTTGATCGTGAAGACCGATGATTCTTACCTTATATCTTCTTCCCCAACCATCAGGTTTTTTGGTGTCTTTATGAGGGCCAGGCAGAATGTTATCTCTCCAGGTAGCATCGTCAGCAATCTGACCTACCCACCAGAGAAAACTGGAACCTAAAAATCCTGGATTAAATAATGACCCTCCTTCCATCAATCTTCGTAAATCCTACACTCGTCTGCTTCTGGATTTTCATCACAATACATTTCAAATGCTGTCGGATCATGATGATCTTCTGGATGTTCCTTATGATATCTCTCCAGATGCTCAAGTTCATCAGCGGTGTGCCTACGCATCTGTGGCGAGATAGTGGGATCCTCTAAGATCTTTTTATCTTTTTCAATATGGGTTTCGATGTCTCTTTCCATGTTTAGTTACTTGATTTTGGTTTTCTACCGAACGATTCTCTGACGAGATTCATTTTAGTAAGAGATTTATTTGAAGCGATATAATGACAAAGGTCTGATATAATATATAGTCCACCTTGTTGACGGTCAACCGTATCATTTTTGTTGTCTTTGATTTCAGGTGTATCAACAAAGATGGCATCACCCGCATGGAGTGATAAATCAGCAGGAATTGTCAGGGTAATTTGCTGAGAGAACAACAAATTATATCTCATCATAGACTGGTTAAAGATTTTAGCAACTTCAAAGTTTTGATCTGCAGATTTTTTGATTTGTTCTTGTGTGCTATTTCCTGTTGGAAGAGTGCCAGTATCTAAGATGTAGTAAGTTGTCCTTGAATATTCCTCATTTACATCTGGATTTTCAAACTTAGTGTTCAGTTTAGGTAGATTTTTACCTCCCTTTTTATATCCAGATCCAAAGTCTTCAGACTTGAACTTTGAAACCTCATAGTAAGTGGTGAAAGGATCGAAGGTTACCATTCTATTGCTGTTTGTTCCCATCTTACTTTTTTGCACAGCATCAATCCTATTATCACTCTGCATATCAAGTGCCTTACCATCATAAGACTCTGGCACATCAGTTCCTCTTGAGTCAGGAGTTTCATTATAGATAAAAGACTTCTTAGGTTTTTGATCTAAAAGCGTGTCGATTGATTTAAAGAAAAATCCTTCGGAAGTTTCATAGAAAAAGTATCCCGCACTCTCACCCAGTTTCTGTGTGGTCTCAGATACTGCCTGAGATGAGAACTTATTCAACCAATAAAATGGGTGCTTATTGTTAGGAATTTTGTTAAGAGAGTTGGTTGTTGCTTCAATATCAACTTTCTTTTTAGTGCCAAGACCTTTAAAGTTTCCTTCAGTCAAAATACGATTGACTGAATCAGATATCTTACCATCAAATCTATTCTTCAGATTAACTTTTGTATTTGTTAAGTCTTCTGCTGACACAAGAGTCAATCCGATTGTCTCACTTCTAGTATCCTCTAATAAAGGTGTCACTTTCTTGACATACAATTCATTATTTTTTTTCTCACTAAACTCAAGAGTATTTTTATTATTGTCCTCAAACTTAAGTGTGACCATCTCAGTTGTTACAATAGGAAGACCAGATCTTGCAGTCTTTCCGTCAACTGTATCACCAGAATCAGTATAGATTAAAGTTGCTTTGACAGTATTAGACATGATACTTTCATAATATTTTAGTTCAAAGAATCCTCCCTGGAGACTAACTGCCTTGCCTCCTTCATTTGAAGAGATAGAAATCTCTTTTATAAAACCTGCTTCTGCTGCCTTTCCTACGTTTGCTGTCATTTTTTATTACCTCTACACTATTTAACCCTGGAACTCAAGGAATTCAAAATCATCTTTAAAGTCTGCAGAGAACGATCCAGATCCAGATGGGACGAGTTCTGGTTGAGGAACGGTGGTTGATTGCTGAGGCATAGGAATAGGAATGTCAATCATTTGCTCACCGCCCTCATATGATGCACGTCTCTCAAGTGACTTCATATTATACTTACCACCTACATATCCACCGCCCTCATATGCTATGTGAACGTGATCATTATGATATGTTGGATCATTTCCTTCATGGATAAACTCAATTGGTGTCACTCCTTTCATTTTATTCCACTCAGAAATACCAGCTATGATCTTTGTTTGATCATCAACACCAGTCATCCCCTCTCTCTTATATCTTTGAGGACCCCATCCACCGATGTCGATAGCACGATAACCTTGTTCCTTGTAGTGATATGAACCAGCAGTATGAACAGGATTGACTCCACCATGTTCTGGGTGCTCAGTAACACCAGAACCCCATCTCAATTCTCTTTGATTAAGGAATCTTCCAAGTTCTCCTGCAAGTTTAGATCCTTCAGTTTGCTCTCTAGAACTTGATGATGCAGTTTGTACATTTGCCGGAGTTTGTGACGTTTGAACATTAGATGATGCTGCAGGTGCAGGTGCAGGTGCAGGTGCAGGTGTAGTTCCACCTGTTGTTGATGCAACCTCTGCAGCAGATTTTTGATCAACTTGTTCTCCACCAAACATCTTGACAATAGATCCAAGGTCAGGAAGTTTGGATGCGATTTTATCAATCTCAGATTTAAAACCACCAAGTCCTATAGCGTTGATTGCCTTTTCCTCACCTTCCTGAATTAGAGGAACAAAATCTCTAGCAAACATATATGCATCAATACCCATGGATATACCAGGACCAGGAGCAAAACCAAACAGTCCTGAGATATCAAGACCAGCAGAAAGTAGTTCTAATAATGCACCAAAAGTATCTCCTCCCGCAAGTCTATCATAGGCAAAAAGTAAATTGAATAGTCCCCCAATAATAGGAAGTGCCTTTGATCCTGCTTTTTTAAGAATGCCTGCAGCGTCACCTAAACCATTAACACCTTTTTTCTTAAGAACCTGAAGTATGTTCTCAAATCCAGGTATCTTTTTCAATATTCCAATAACTTTGTCACCAATCTTTTTTGCCTTATCTATAATTGGATCAAGAAATGGTTTAAGAGGTTCAACAATTTTTTGCATGACTGCCTTCTTGGCAGACTCTGCCATGTTCCCGACAGCACCTTTCACACTTTCCATCGCAGATCCAAACTTTGATTTCAAAGAATTACCAAGACCAGCAACTCTGTCAAATGCTGCTCTTGCACCCTTAGAAACATTATTGTATTGCTCTCCAAGGAAGTCTCCCAGTTTGCCAAGGTTGCCACCAGAAATTTTGTTAAGTCCACCACCGATTGCCTTGAGACCGCTGACACTTAAATCAACAGCACTTTGTCCTGCTTTTGCAAGACCCTCACCCGCTGCTTGAAAACCCGCTCCAAGTCTACCAAAGAAACCTTTTGGTTTTGCTTTTGGTTTGACTTTTTTTGCTTGCTTTAATGCATCAGAGGCACCAGCACCAGCCTCCCTTGCCTTATTATATGCTTTGATCTGGTCATCATCCAGACCCATCTTTTTCAGTTTTGTGTCAACTTTTGTCTTTGTTTTAGTCTTTGTTTTTGTTTTAGTTTTTGCATCTACTTTAGGTTTCTTCTGTGGTATCGCACCAGCGAGAAGAGAGATTGCAAGACCAACTGAGAAAACAGTATTTAATACTTTGTTGAGAGTGCCAGCAAGACTATCAAACTGCTCTTGTGCTCCTTCACCAAAGTTATCACCGATTGATTCTCTTAGTCCATCGTAAAACTCATAAGCTTTATCAATAAAAGTAACTAGACCATCAAGTATTTTTCCACCAACATCTAATACAAAATCACCTATCTTTCCAAGTAGAGGTAGAATGCCACTATCTGCAAGAGCATCAGAAAAGTCAATCAATTTCATGACCAACATGCCCATCAACACATTACTAATGAACCTAAAGATTCCATCAAGAATGCCAGTCTTCGGCATCTTCAACCCCTTCATATCCTTGGGTTTCTTATCAATCTTTGGTTTCTCTAGTTTTGTTTCTTGTTCTGCCTTTCTCTCATCACTTTCTTGTTTTTTTCTTTTCTTTATCTCCTCTCTTTTGGCAGCGACTGTACCTTTATAAAAATCATCAATCTCTTTTACGTTCGCTCTTATAGTTTCAAGAATACTGATGATTCCTGAACCCATTCCCTGCTGAACATTAGGAGATTTTTTTACAGGAACAAGAGCAGATGCAGGAGCAGAGACTATTTTTGCTTTGATAATCGCAGAACTTCCTCCACCACCACCTTCGCCACCACCTGGTCTTGCCATGCCTGGTTCTAGTTTCTTCTTGCGACCTGTGATGGCTCTTGCCATCTGTGCTCCCTTACCTGCCTTTGATAATGCAGATGCTCCTCTGAGTGCGAGACCTAACATTATCTAACCACTCCAAGAAGTTTTGCTTTGTTAGGATCACCGATGCCAGCATCAAAATTAGGAAGTGCAGATCCAGATGAATCCCCATATCCTTTACTACTTCCTGTAGGAGTAGGAATCAAATTAATTTGTGGTTGCATAGGCATGGGAGGTCCTACTTGTGAAATCTTTTTTGACCTTGCTCCTAGTTTAGCAGGAGTTGAATTACTATCTGTTTGTGCAACTAATAAATCAAGTTTTGCAGGACCACCAAGATAATTAACAGTATCAACAGGCAGAATGTACTCACCAGGTTGAGCGTCAATACGCTGTCTATCTGCTGTGGCACCAGGGACATCAATACCTGAGGATTCTTTTACTTCACCTAAAACAGTCTGTGGATCAATTTGTTTTTTTCTAAAAGTATTAAATACATCACGAATAATACCACCAAAAGTTTTAGATTTTGCCTGATTTGTTAAAGCATTTGTGCCGCCGCCACCTCCACTCATGCCAGGAATTGTTCTTTCATTCATCAATTGTTTATGTCTTGACGATGATTTTTCCTTCTCATATCCACTAACCATTCCACCACCAGCAGCGTAGGTAATACCATTCACTCTTTCAGGAAGATTTGTGCCACCTCCAGCAGCGTTCATAGATGCAAGTGTGCTAGACCCATACTTCTGCACAGCACCTCTGCTCATGACAAATTCACCAGGTGCCAACATGGCAGGCACGGTGTCCTTGTTTGGTCCACTACCAGGGACCTGACCACCACCCTTTAACTTTAATGTTGGAACTTTTGCAGTCGCAGGATCAAAACCGCGTTCACCTTCCCTTCTCAAAAACTTATCGCGTGGAGTTGAGAAGTAGTCATTAAATCTCTCTTCCGTGGTAGCACCTTGAACACGGAAAGTTCCAGTCTTGGTCCTCGTTTGTCCATCTTTTTGATATATGATCAAACCATCAGCCGCATTTAACACTTCATAACCTGCTTCAGTTGCTCTTTCATATGGAGTTTTACCTCCCATCTGAGGTGTAGGTGCTTCTGTTTGAACAGGTGCAGGTGTTTCTGTTTGTGCAGATGCTGCAGGAGTTGTCTGTGCTGCAGGTGCTGCGGGAGTTGTTTGTGTTGCGGGGGTTGTTTGCGCTGGTGCGTCACCTTTTGTAAGATCAACATCATCCTCACCACCATCCATCAACCTACCTGCTAAACCAGCACCAGCAACTGCTAGTCCAGCAATACGTCCCATCGGAGACTTCAAGAATTTCAATAGACCAGGAAGTAATCCAAGAAGTTTTGGTATGAATTTAAAAGTGATACCTACGATCGATTTTAGTAACCCACCTAGTCCTGTACCAAACAGTAATACAGCGGTGACAATAGTTGGCCACCAATCCTTAAAGAATCTAATAAGACTCTCAAGTTTTTTCTGATTCTCTGGATCACCTAACCAATCAATAATACCAATAACAATCCTTCCAAGGATGACATTCTTTAAGAAATTAAAGAGTGCATCTAGAGGTCCCTTGATTGGTTGTATTAGTTTGCCGCCAAGTTTTTTAAGACCTTCAAATCTTTTCTTCTCTAACTTACTTTCAGCACCAGATCTTTTTTTACTCTCTTGCCTCTTTCTCTCATCCTCAGCAAGGTTTTTTGAAATATTATTACTTGCCTTCAAAGAATACAAGATAGACTTAACTGACTCAGAGATGTCAGTTAAAATTTTTATAATAGAATCTTGCTCAGGTTCTTCCTTTCCTACCTCTTCACTTCCAGGTAAAAGTTTTTGTGGACTGATTTTTGCAGTCTTAGCAGCAAGTCTAGGTGTAGACTTTAAGGAATTTGCAGATATCTTTGTCCTCTTCGCTTGGGGTTTTCTCTTTCCCTTTCTAATTTTTATGACTTCTTCTCTAAGGACAGCACTTCTCTCGTCGCCCTTACCCTTTGTTTGAAATTCGATGGTGGCAATTGCCTCCATCAAGGCACTAAGATAATCCTGCTCGGATAGATCGTCAAGATCTATGCCTAACTCTAGAAGTATATCAATAGGATCAAGCGTCTTAGATGCCATTCTGCTGCTGATGTTTTAACTTTTCATCTTCAAGATGTTGTTGTAATAAAGCAACATAGATGTCTCTCTCCCAGGGGATGAGATTCTCAATCTCCGTTAATGAATATTTATGGTACTGCATCAACGAAAAGTTAAGACGATAATATCCCTCTAGACTCATGTGAGAGAGGGCTACGCGAAAAAACTTGCCAGTCCCTCAAGAACAACTTCACTCTCAACTTTGGTCTTTGGATTAGTGATCTTAATTTTATGAGACAGTTTAGGCATCGTCTCAAAGAACTTCTCAATATCTTTGAACTGTGCAGAATTCATCTGCTCAAGAAACTCTTTGATCTCTTTCTTGGTGCAGTCTTCTGCTGCCCAGACTTCTTCATCACTAAAGATATTATTAATACAGGATGCAATCAAATTGAATGATTGGTCCATCGCATTTTCACTTTTGAAATCAAAGTTGTTCTTAATGAATTCGTCAAGTGATGGATATCTCATTTCCATCATCAGGTTCTCATCAAGTTTAATCTTGTTAGTATGCTCATCATTTTTGATGACATTAATATCATCAAGGTC